TGTGCAAAGCCACCGGGGCTGGCAATCAAGCTGGCATGGAACGATGTCTTACCTGTGTTTGGCCGTGCGCCAATCTCAATCAGGTGGCCGTCGTTCACGCCCTCCACCTTACGTGCAAGGCTAGGGATGTTGAACGTCCACCGTGCCTCAAGGTCATTACGAGCCAGCAGGGTTTCAAGGTCAATGTCTTCCCAATCCACATTCAGGTTAGGCGTGAAGTCCTCTGCGTACTGCTCAAGCAGTAAGCGCAGTGGCTCCAGTGTAGACTTGTCACCGTTGACGTAATCAACGCCCAGCCGTGCAATGTCCTCACCGACAACCTTCTGGAACAGCTTTGATAGCACCTCCTGTGCTACGTCGCCGCCCATCGGCTGCTCACGCTTGATCTTCTGGAACAGGCCATTGAAGACCTGCTTCTCTGCCGTAGTCATGGCAGGGTTGTTGGACAGCAGCAATGCTTCAACCTCATCGGGTGTCACGGTACGTGCGTACCTATCCATTGCTACGTCGATAGTCTTCTTGATCTTCTGCGCATCTTTACTGAACAGTCGATCAGGACATCTTGCTCCACGATGATCGTCGTAGAACTCTTTGTCCATCATACTTCTAATCAGTGATAATTCCATTGAGATTCTCCATATCTGTCGGGTTACGATATTTGAGGTCGTCTTCAAGACGCAGGACACGAACATCGTTTACATGTCCTCTGAGTTCCTTACTGAACTCTATTGATTTAGTCAACGCATCGGGGTCAAGTGCGATGATTGCTGTTGAGAACTGCGAGAGAAATCCTTTATGCGATTCCTGCAGAGACGTGCCAAGAAGCGCAACCCCGACAAAGGACGTAGAACCGTAACCAACAACGGCAGCACTCACGCAGTCCTCAACAACTACGGCGACATTACCACGACCACACGTGTATGGCAAGCCACTATTTCCATATCTTCTCCATTTAGGCTGAATATTTTTCATGGCACGGCCTGTCGCATCGACAAGCTGACCATCGTGCATGATGGGGAACACGATACGATCCTCCTTCACATCATACATCAGCCCAAGTTCTTCAGCATCAATCTGGTACAACTCAGATGCCCACTCAGCAATGTCGTACGTACGAGGAATGACAAACTCAGGTAATGAGAATGGTTCATCCTTCTTTGCGGCCCGGCCATCCAGCTTGGCACGTATATCATCCACAGACATAGGCACTCGTGTTGCCCCTTTGACGTTGCACGAAGCCTTGTAGCAATTCCACAGCAGCTTGCCCTCACTATTCGTGATGGTGAATGTTTTGATACCACCACAGTTAGGACAATTCACTCTCTTTGAATCACCTACAGCTAAGTCTACATCAACTATAAGATCACTTACAGTGTTATATATATTATACATGTTATTCACTCTCCTTTGCGGCAGTTGAAGTGCTTGTAGCATGGATTCGACGTTCCGTCAAAGCTAAATTTGCACTCTTCAGTGTATTTTTCATGTACGGCTTTACTGAACTAGGGTTAGCATGTCCTGTAACCGACATAATTTGTGCCATACCCACACCTGCCTCGACCATTTCAGTTGTACCAGTACGGCGTAGGTCAGATAGTCGCAGTTCCTGTGGCAATCCAGCGTCATCCATCACTCTACGTGCGTATGTAGGTAGCTTGTGCAAGCTGTACGGCCTGAACTCACCCTGAATGGCGTACGGACGTGGGGCAACGTACTTTTGGAAGCCGAAGTCCTCTTCTTGCTGCTTCAACATGTCGCACAGGTCATCATCAATGGGAAGATGAACGTCAGCTTTACGCTTTGACTGCTCAATTTGTACAGTTTGGTTATCAAAATTGATACTCTCCCATTCCAGCAGCCGCATGTCACCAAGACGCTGACACCATGCGTATGCCATGTGTGCGATCAGTCCAATGTTACGTGTGCTAAAATCGCTGTAGGCGGCGTCTAAGAACCTTTGGATATCATCCCTACTCCAGACAGTCTTACGCCTCTCAGGCGTTCTCCTGCGTACGTTAGCGAAAGGATTTATGACACACATCTCCATGCGTAAACCGTGATTGAAAACAATACACGTTGCTGACATGACATGATTAGCCATATGAATACCTTTCTCGCACCACTGATTGTACGCAACCTTCGCCACACGTGTTGGCAAAGATGTATAGTCGAAGGTGGACAGAGACTGTCCGTCCACCTCAGTGTTGAGCATTACGCCGATGAAGTATTGATATTGTTTCTTAGTTTCATCACGTAAGTTTCTGTAATCGTAGGATTTATAGTAATCCTCAACTAAGCTGTTCATCATTTTCATCGAAGTAAACCCTCACTCTATCTTTGTCCTCAAAGATTTTGTCGTTGTAGGATGTGACAATCCTAACGCCCAATTTTCTCTGCTCATCCGTAACTCCACTTGTTCCTACACTTGTGATGTTTGTTTGTGACGTATGTGCATTTGCCTTTTTGCTGTCATATAGGCGCACTTCCCCTGTCTCTTTATCTAACACAACAAAGTCTACAGGGCCAGTGCATCCCACATTCTTAAAGACTTCATACCCCTCATCTAAGAAGTGGAGACACATGGATAACTCCACAATGTCTCCTTTTCTTTTTGGACTTTTAGACATTAGACTGCGTGACCTGTCTGAAGTTCAGACAAGGGGACGATTGTCGATGATGACAACTGACGGAACTGCGGGGTAGCAATCCACTTAGCTACCTCTTGCTCACGTGACCACATGGATGTGGCAGCAGTGTCGTTGCCTGTGTTCTTCAGCGAGAAGCCATTACGCTCGTCTGCATAGCTGGCATAGTTCGTGAAGGCAGAGTACAATGCCCACTTGTTGCAGCCACGGTTGGCAACTTCCTGACACCAGAGACTGTGCATCTTCTGTGACTTACGGTCAGACTTGATGATGCTCTCAATCAAAGCCTTCACGTTGACAGTCGCAAGGTTGGTCTCAGCCCACTCCTGATACACGTCAGCCGTGTTATGGAAGTCAGATACCGTGTGCTGAAGTTCGTCAATGAACGTCTCCAGATCAAAGCCACTGGTGTTCTTACGTTTGATCTTGTCGTAGTCACCAGTGATCATGCCATTGGTGCAGAAGAAGTCGATAGCACCGTAGTAGACCTGATTGGAGCAGCTACCGTCGATACCGTGCAGGGCAATGAGCCGGGGTGCGATGGTGGTCGCATGCTTGTCTGTCTCAATCTTACGAAGGACATTTGGCATACGCATATCCATCTTGACCCACGCATTGTTACGTGCTGTGGCGTAGCTGATGTTCATGCTGTCACAGAAATCCTCTCCAAGATTCTCAGAGATGGCATTGTGCGCACGAGTGAAAAAGTCACCGTGGCTGGCACATTTGAAGCCGCTGCCGACGATGCCAAGGTACTCACCTGTGTCACCGTTGATGACATACTTGGACTTGTCATATTTGGTTGGCTCAAACTCCACAGGGAAGTTGATGTGATCGGGGACGATCTCGTTTGCAGTAAAATCAAGAGGCATAGCAGTTCTCCTTTCATGGTTGTTAACTGTTGCTCTGTTATATCACTATGATATCACAAAGTCAATGCTGCTAGTACAAAAAAGATGATCAGTGCAATAATAATATCCACTAATCCTCCTCAACCCACTGGTAGTCTGCCCACCAGCTTCTCTGGCCGTGTTCAGTCTTAGGTTGCTCCAGCCCAAAGTGACCACCAATAATCGTGTCAGCACCATCTAGACTGCGAACAAGGCCGTAGTCGATGTCGCACTTCTCGTCTGTAGCCCTGTTGAAATCTTTGAGGGCGTTTACGATTGTGCGAACCTGTTCTAGCTTCCACTCGTCAAGTTCAATTGTAATTGTTTTCTTTGTCATGTCAGTTCTCCTTTCAGTCACAGCTTTCAAGTCTGCTTATCTCAGCAACCCACCGCTTGCGGGTTGGGTCATAGTATGCTGGCTTGTCCAGCCGGGTGTCATACCCAAACGGATGAAACATGTGCCAGTAATGCTCAACCTTACGAGCAAGTGTGTCCATCTCATCCGCAGTTAGTTCAACCTTTAGCGTTCTGTTAGCCATCTTGGTATCTCCCTCAGTTTGTATTTGCCACACCACTCAGTCGTGTCATACTTCCAGCGGTAGTAGTTTCGGTATGCTTCAATGGGCCACTGCTCATCTGTTTTGAGATGGTCGTTGTCCTTACCAAAACACTGTGGATGCTTTTTGATGTGACCCTCTGGAATATGTATAGCAAGTTCCTTGAGCCGTGGCAAGAGCAAAGAACACTTGTGTACCTTGCCGTAACGTCTTGTATATTCACGAGACATCTCGTCCAGCATCATCCAGCTATACATGTAGTTGCCTCTCGTATCTCCTGCCCATGTGGTACATGGATGCTTGGCATGTGCCTTTGGCCCATTCTGCAAGCCCTCAATGTCAGGCACATAACGCTTGACAGCAAAGGACAGCATCTGTGCTTCTTCCAATGGCATCTTGACAATGTGCTTGTCACATAGCGACTTGGCGATGGCAGCAGGATGATGGTCAATTATGAATCTATTCATGTGTGTACTCCACTTCTGCTTCCGCTTCAAGTTGTGTCTTCTCGAAATCAAAGATGCGAACAAGCAACCTGTCCCCTTCATCTGAGATAACTACGGACTTACGCCTGTGTGGTACAGCCACAAACAGATGGTTGCCGTCGTCAACATGATTGGCATCGACAACGTATGACGTGTCCTCCTCTTCACCGAAGATGCCAATGGCGTTTATCTCAGGGGTGAATTGAATGTCTGGCATGTCATTCTCCTATCTTGTTCTGCTCAGTCGTGTGCTTCACATGGCAAGGGAAACAAATGATACGACACTTGCGTACCTCTGCCATGAGTTTCTTCAGGCTACCTGTGGCAAGGTCACCGACGTTTGCCTTCTTGGTGGATGGGTCGATGTGATCCATCTGCAGCAGCCACGGATGCATGTCCTTCTTGCCACAGACACTACAGCCCTTGTGTAGCTTGTACCTGTCCAGCCAACGCTTGCGCCTAGCCCTACGCTCAGAGTTACGCTTGCGTCTGTTCTTTTCGTGCTGCTTGAACGCTGCTGGTAGACGCCATTCAAGAACGCCATCAGAGCGAATGCCGTGCAGGATGCGACCATCTTCACGCACATGTCCACGAAAGACAGTCACGTTGTAGTCATCTACGGTGTACTGAGTTACTTGTGTCATTACATTCTCCTGTGAAATGGGGCGACCCGAAAGCCGCCCCGGTTGATGAGACTACTTAGCCTCATGAATTAC